ATAAATATAATAATTCTAGTGGAACACCACAAACTGTAATATCTGCAAATATTCCTCCACCAGCAACTGCTTCTTGGATTAATTTTAATAATTCTTATAATCTTCCCACTAGTTGGTCAGGAAGCGTAAAAATATTTATTGAAGTTGACTTTATTTCAAGTTCTGGCGGAGATGCTGCTTCGAGAACAATAACTATGCATGGACTTTCTGTAGGTCAAGATTCAGAAGCAACGTGTTATGTGAGTTTAGGTTCTACACCTTCTGCATTACCAACAGAATTAAATATGTCATCAATGTATGGAGTTTCATCAGATCAATATGGTGTTTTATCAGATAACACTTATTTACTAATAAGAAATAATCTTCTTCTTGCACATAATGATGGTTTGCCAATTATATATGGAACGGATAATTCAACAAAAATTGTATCTCCAAAAACTCATGGAATACCCTCTCTTGTTTTTCCAGGTAAAGGAATGCTTCATAATAATGGCAGAAATAAGTCATATACGCTAGAGATGTGGATAAAAATTGATCCACAAACAACTGATTCGTTAAAAATATTAGGACCGCTTGATACTACAGACGGAGTATATGTAAAAGAAGGATTTTTAACGCTGGTAGTAGATAATGAAATAGCATCTCATTCAGTATCTGAGTGGTATAGACCGATGCTTATACATATTTTGATAAGAGAAAATACTGCAAGCATAATGATTAATGGTGAACAAGTAATTAGCATACCTTTTTCAAAAAATACCGCAACACTTTCTTCATTAAGAGATTGGTGGGGTATTTATACATATGACAGTATCAATATGTTTGAAGTAGACTGTATTTCAATTTTCCCTTATGCAATATCTAATTTTGTTGCAAAAAGAAGATTTATTTATGGTCAAGGAACACCAAGCGTTCAGTCTATTGATAATGCATATCGTGGGACACCAACAACAATTGAGTTTGCAACTTCAGAATATGATTCAAATATTATTTATCCAGATATTGCTCGTTGGGATGCTGGATATTTCAATAATTTAAATGCAACAAAAGATTATTTATCTGTTCCAAATTATTCTCTTCCAATAATAAATATTGGAGGAAGAGATTTAACAGAGTGGTATGCAGACAACTTGATTGTAAACAATTTAGAGTATCCAAATAATGATCATCCACACTTTATATCATTTAGGCCAAATACTGTTTCTGGATCTTGGAATCCCAACGGAATAAAATATCAAGAAAATTGTTATTTAAATTTTCCAACATTAAATATTTTAAATAATCAACTTTCTGCGGTATACGGAATATTTGAAATAGAAAGCGTTATCAATTATGATAGAACTCTTATAAGTTTTGCAAACGTTATAAATGGCGACACATTTGACATAGTTATTAATGGAAGTACTATTAAGTATTCTCTTAATAATACTTTAATATATTCAGAATCAGCAACAATTGGTATCGAAAATTTAGTTGGTGTAACCTTTGAATCATTAGGAAATACTTTTGGATATGATGTATCAAGATTCTTCTCCTCACCGTCATCTATTCAAATGTATGTAGGCGGCAATGGAACAAATACCTTTGAGGGAAAAATATATCTTATTGGATTTGTTGATCAAATAGATTATGCCAATATATCTGATAATTTTCGTTCTAATGGAACTGCAATTGCTTCAAGATATCAATATCTATTTGAGCATTTTACTAGTTATACCTTGATTCCAGAATATGAATATGGGAGACTATTTTTAGATATCGCTGTTTATGGTCAATGGGAAGAATATTTTCCACTAAGTTATTTTGCCACATATGTTAATAATCAAAATGGAGATAAACAATATGATTTAGATATGCTTCAGATAAATATTGGTTATTCTACTGTTGCGTATGATAGTCCTTGGAAATATTTTAATTTAAAATTAGATAATGCTGTTGCAACATCATACACAACATTAAAAAATTCTGTATATTCATCAAGTTATCTTGCATTAAAAAAGAAAAATGCAACTTCTACAACAATTGATATTTCATCGTCGTCTATTCAATCATATGTAACATTTCAATCACTCGCAAGTGGAGCCAATAGCCCACTATCAAGTTTTTCATATACAAGAAATATTTCTGAAGATGGTGTTATATATGCAGACAATGAAAATACCGTACCTATGCCACAAAAAGCATATCAAACAAAATTTGCTTTTAAAGACAACATGATTATATATCCACCAAAATCTCAAAACTTTAATGACTATGCTATGGTCGTGCATTTACAAATAAAACAAAGATCAATATTAAAGAATCCTTTAAAAATTAAAAGTTTTGAAATAAGTGCAAAAAATCTTAATTATAATTCAGCAACATTACCCAATAATCAAAAAAATTATATTGGAACAAAATGGGGTAAAAAAGCATACATTGTTACAGAATCATCAACAAATGGAAATGATTATAAAACAAAAAATCCAATTTTAATTAATAAAGAGTCAACTCCATATTTATATAATGCAAAAAAGTCTGGCGTAAAAATTATAAATGAAAGTACATCTATTACAAATCAAAATTTACAAAATGAAATATTTATTCCAATAAATGAAAATGGATCGTATGATTATAAAATAGGTGCAATTCAAATTATGGTTAATCCCTCATTTATTGAGGGCACTGGAAATATTAAAATGTTTGAAATTAAGCATAAAAATGGAACTTATATGTATGCAATTTCTAAAAATGAAGATCGTGCATTTTTACATGCATATGATGGTTCTGGGGGCACAGCACCATTTTACGGAACATCATTTTATCAAAATGGAAAATATTTGGGATCTCCTGTATTAAAAAATAACGAATGGACATGTATCGGTTTAATTTTTACAAATGAAATAGACTATAGTGGATATTCAGATGGTGGAATAAAACTTTTTGGTGGGTTTACTTTTAATAATATTTCATATTATATTTCTGATGGTTTGGGAATTAAGTCAGATCTTAATGTTAGAACTTGGCAGAATGTTCTTACTGCTGATGGAGCATATCCAAGCGGAACAACTTGGTCATATTGGAATGGTCATACTTGGCAATATGTCTACATTATTGGTCAAAGCACTTCATATATAACAACGCCAAAAGAAATTTATCAAGCATATGTTGGAACAAATAGCAACGTAATTGATGATGGATATGGCATTATTATGAAACCATCGTCAACGCAAATTATTACTAGCGCATCTTGGCAAGATTTATCTGCCAAACCAGTATAATCTGGTACAATTATGGTTATGAGTAATGGAAAAAATCCAATTATTGGTAAAACAAAGATAACTCACCTTGATAAAGGTGCTGGACAAAAGGCAATGTTCGGTTATGCGTGGGGACTTTATTTTTGGAGATTGCCTGATGGACACCTATTTAAAGATGGTGAAGGAAGAATGTTAAACATTCCTTCAGTAGAAGGTGATATTGGTCAGATGAATAAGTTGCGTGAAGCAGCAGCGGCATATGGTCAACCAGATGGATCTCCTTGGTTTTATGCTGGCGTAAATCGTGCAACAGATGAAGAATATGATGAGCAAGTAGAGAGAATGAGTCAAGGTCTTATTCCGTCACTCAATGATTTTGGTTCTGTTGCAGCAGCAAAGAAAACTAATCAAGTTTATGGGAATGCTGAATAATGTCAGAAGAATATTTTATCGACGCTAAAATGGCAGAGCAAATCATTGAAAATGAATTTGCAAATATAGACCCATTTAATAAAAGTTGGGAAGATCTTTCTGGCTTGCGTGGACTTAATAAGAATTTTAAGCGTAGAATTACTCGTACAGAAAAAGCCGCTCCTCCACCTGGAATGGCAATTTCTAGTACTGGAGCAAATAATCTTGTCGTAAATCAAGTACCAAGAGATACAGATGGTCAAATTTCTCGCAGATACCTTAGTGATGCTCGTGCAATTGGTCAAAATAAAGATCATACTGTAGGATCAAAAAAGATTAATCCTGGTCAGGTATATCGAAATGGATATGGAATTTTTGACTTGATTACTCCACCATATAACCTATATGAACTTTCTGCCTATTACGATACTTCTTTTGCTAATCATGCCGCTGTTGATGCTAAGGTGTCTAATAGTGTTGGCCTTGGATATAAGTTTGATATGACAACATCAACTTTAATGAAACTAGAAGCACTTGATGATGAAAAGAAAAAGAGTGCAGCAAAAAGCCGTATTGAAAGATTAAAAATTCAAATGGCTGATTGGCTTGAAAGCCTTAATGATGAAGAAAGCATCACAAAAATTCTTGAAAAAGTAGTTACAGATATGCAATCAACTGGAAATGGATACATTGAAGTTGGCCGCACCGTAACAGGAGAAATTGGATACATTGGGCATATTCCAGCAACAACAATGCGTGTCCGTCGCTTGCATGATGGTTATATACAAATTATTGCTGGAACAATTACATACTTTAGAAATTTTGGGGCAAAGAATCCAAACCCAGTTACAGAAGATCCACGACCAAATGAAGTTATTCATCTAAAAGAATATTCTCCACTCAATACTTTTTATGGAGTGCCAGATATTATTGCAGCAATGACTTCTTTGCAAGGAGATCAAATGGCTCAAAGATACAACATTGATTATTTTGAGAACAAGGCTGTTCCCCGCTATATTATTACTGTTAAGGGTGCAAAATTAACTCCAGAAGCAGAAGATAAATTGTTCCGATTTTTCCAAACAGGTCTTAAGGGTCAGTCACATCGTACACTTTATATTCCTCTTCCTGGAGATTCTGAAGGAAGTAAAATTGAATTTGAAATGCATCCAGTAGAAAATGGTGTGCAAGAAGCATCATTTTCACAATATAGAAAGCAAAATCGTGATGATATTCTTATGGCACACCAAGTTCCTCTATCAAAATTGGGTGGGGTAGATGGATCAGGGCTATCAGCAGCAATGTCACAAGATCGTACATTTAGAGATCAGGTTGCAAAACCACTACAAGAATACATTGAAAAAGCAGTAAATAGAATTGTAAAAGAAAAAACAGATGTTATTTCTTTGGTATTTAATCAAGTAAGTCTTATTGATGAAATTGCTCAATCACAAATTTATGAGCGTTATGCAAAAATCCAAGCAATGGTTCCAAATGAAGTTCGTGAAGCAATTGGATATCCACAAAGAGATGGTGGAGACAAGCCACTTGAACTTAATCCTCGTCAAGCAGCAGATGCTAAAGGTAATATGGATGGCAACAAGACAAGGGATGCAGAACGTACAAATAATCAATCAGATGGCCCTGCTGCAATAAGTGGTAGGAATCCAAAAGGTGAAGGCTCAAAAACATAATAACAATTTAATAAATGTTTGGTATAATGTAAATTGATATGAGTATAAATAAAACATCTTGGTCAACAGATAACAATACTATTAGGCTATCTATGCCCATTGCAAAAGTGGACAAGGAGCGTCGAATTGTTTCTGGCTTTGCTACATTAGATAATCTTGATCGTCAGGGCGACGTTGTTCCTGCCGAAGCAAGCGTAAAAGCATTTGAAACATTCCGTGGAAATATTCGTGAAATGCATCAACCAAAGGCAGTGGGTAAGGTTGTATCTTTTAAAGAAGATAAGTATTTTGATACAGAATCAAAGAAGTTTTATAACGGAATATATGTTTCTGCCTATGTAAGCAAGGGTGCTCAAGATACTTGGGAAAAAGTTCTTGATGGAACACTTACTGGATTTTCAATTGGTGGAGAAATACATGATTCAGAAAAAGTTTATGACGAAAAACTTGATAAGGCATACCAAGTTATCAAGGAATATTCATTGAGCGAACTTTCTTTAGTTGATAATCCAGCAAATCAATTTGCAAATGTTCTTAGCATTGAAAAAGGAAATGTTACTGGTTATCTATCTAAAACATCTACAGAAAATGTTTTTTGGTGCAAAAGTGATGACATTGTAAGAATGTCAGAAGATTCTTCAACAACTTGTCCACAGTGCAATAAGGCAATGAGCAATATTGGTTTTGTTGAAAGCAATGATTCAGACAAGGCTTCAATGGTTAAGGCCATTGTTTCTAATATTAAGAAAAATGAAATTCAAAAAGGTATTTCTGAAAATTCATTTGTATCATTTAATGGAGAGTATGGTAAAGTTATTCAAGTAGTATTTAAGGGTGCAGCAAGAATATCTACAGAAGAAATTATTCATATTGCTAAAGCAAATGATCCATTAACAATTATTAAACTATATTCACAAAAAGAAGGTACAATAGTACCCACGAATCGTCGCGTTATTAAAAATATTTCTTTATTGGAAAAAGTTAATGCGATTAGTAAATCAGAGGTAAAGGAGGTAAGCAAGATGGACTCAGACGTTATTATTGTAGACGAGATTGAAAAGTCTATGAGCGAGGAAATCATTGAACCTGCCGAGCAGGACGCTCTTCCAGCAAAAATGAATGATGCTACACAGTCAGAAGTTGTTGGTAAAGCAAGCATGGTCGATGAAGAAGGTGCGGCACATGAAGCCACTGAATCTTCCACTGAGGAAGATGCAGAAGCAAAGAAGGCTATGCAAAATTGTAAAGAATGTGGCATGGCATGTTCACCTTCCGACATGAAAAGCGGAATGTGCGAAAAATGCTATGGCATGAACAAGGGCATGGCTAATTGCAAAGAATGCGGAATGTCATGTTCAGCCGAAGACATGAAGAGTGGAATGTGCCAAAAGTGTTATGGCATGAACAAGGTTGCTGATGAAGAAACTGATCAAACTACTAAGATGATTAGTGAAATTACAAATAGTCTTACATCTGCTCTATCCACTCTTGCTGAGACAGTAAAGGCTCTTGATGCCAAGATTGAAGGCGTTAACAAGGCAGTTGCTGGAATAAGCAATGAGGTAAATACAGTAAAAGATAATTTTGGTAAGCGTGTAGATGCTGTGGAAAAAGATACCGCTTTCCGTAAATCTGCTGATCTTGGCGAGATCTTGCAGGAAGAACCAATACAAATCATGGAGAAATCCATGTGGGGCGGTCGTTTCCTCACAAATGCCGACCTATTTTAATAAAAACAGAATTTCATGGAGGTGAAAGTCAAATGGCAGAAGATATTACTCTAGATAATACTCTAGAAAAGAACCAACCTGGTACTACAGGTACAGGTCACGTTGGTGGTACTGAGCCTGGCCTATATCAGGGACAGGGTGCAGTAGCCAACTTGGGAATTGGTGGCACAACCGCAGTAAATGGTGGTTCCACTTGGGGAACAGCAGGGAACATTCCCGCTGCTAACTATGGTTCAACATCAGGCCCAAACGCAGTTAACCCTGTTGGAACACCTGGTGGTATCCTAAACCCCGAACAGGCTCGTATGTTTATCGACTATGTTTGGGACGCAACAGTTCTCGCCCAAGACGGTCGTAGAGTTACAATGCGTGCTAACACGATTGAACTTGAAAAGGTCAACGTTGGAGAGCGTGTTATCCGCGCTGCTTCACAGGCTCTTGGCGAATATACAAACGCTGGTGCAACATTCTCAAAGGTAGAACTTACCACAAAGAAGATCCGTTTGGATTGGGAAGTTTCAACCGAAGCCCTTGAGGACAATATCGAAGGTGCAGCACTAGAGGATCACTTGGTCCGTCTAATGACAAATGCTTTCGGTAACGATCTTGAGGACCTTGCTATTAATGGTAACGGTGGTGTTGATCCATTCCTAGGAATCATGAGCGGATTCGTTCATCAGGTTGCTGGAGGTAGCAGTTCACATGAGGCTATCGTTAGCACAACTAGTGGTTGGACACCAGAAGTAATGCAGCAGATTATCTATGCATTGCCCCGTAAGTACCGCGCAATCAAGTCTGGCCTAAAGTTCTACGCTGGCACAGATGTTTTCGCAAACATTGTCAAGCACAATGGAACACTTGCTGACGCAATCGCAGCAGCAATTGATCCAAGAGTTGCAGGAACACCACAACGTCGTGAGGATTACCTTTCAGGTATGGGACAGACATTCGGTGGCGCTCGCACAACTCGCGTTCTTGGTGTAGATGTTCAGGAAGTTCCTTACTACCCTGCGGATTATGTAGATCTTACATTCCCACAGAACCGTGTATGGGGATTCCAGCGCGATATCACAGTCAACCGTGAATACAAGCCCAAGAAGGACACAATTGAATACACAGTATTCGTTCGTTTTGGTCTTACATGGGAAGAACTTGACGCAGTTGCATTCTCAAATCCAGGAAACCTAGTTTCCTAATAAAACTAAATAATGTTTGAGGGGAGTGGCCTTTGGCTGCTCCCCTTAAGCATATTCTGATATAATTGAAATAAGAGAAGGGTAAAATATGTCAGATCAAGTAGAAATTCCAAAGCCAGCACGCAAGTCTAAAAAGGCTGCTGTTGAAGTTGTGGCACCAACAGAGATTTCTTCTGTTGTGGTTGAAGAAGCAGTAGAAAACACTGAAAACAATGTAATTAATCCAAATCCTAGAGTTGTAAAAAGAATTCCAAAATCAAATACAAGAGCAAACAATGATGGTGTTGTTTCTTCTTTCGCTGCTGACATTGCTTTGCAGAAGTTTGTTGTAGAAGAAGTAAAAGAAACAGTTTCTATTCCAGAGGACAAAATAGCCCTTTGGTCAGAAAGAAATATACGTTGGGAAGAAGTAGGATCAATATCAACGGGATATAATATTGTGACTAAGGAGGTTGCCGATAAGTGGTTGACTCTTAGAGGTATTCGTGTTGCTACACCAGAAGAAGTCGCTACTTATTACGGCAAGTGATAAATGGAAATAACAAGGCTACAGCCGTTCCCACTAGTATTTTCTCATCCAGGTTTTAGCACAAACACAAACTATGTTCTTGCAATTCTTGATGACCATGCAACAGATCTTGTGGAGATTTTTGTTACATCAAATTCTAGTGGAGTAGTAACAGTAAATCTTCCAGACTATTTCTCACGTTATGATGATGAGTATCGTGGAGAGATTTACCTAAGGACTGGCACCAACACAGACGGTACTGCAATTCGTGGAAGTTTAGTTTGGATTGACACCATTACTATTACCCGTCCATATGTTGATCCAGATGTTCTTGCAGATACTCCAGAAGATACTGCTGATGCAGTAATGTATGAAGCAATTGCACGAGCAATCATCAACTCAATTACAGGTGGCTTTATGTACAAGCGCGAAGTAATTGAGACAACTGGACTTGGTGCTGATTATCTAGCCCTTCCATTTAGACTAAATAAAATTGTTCAGGTATATGAAAATGGTGTTTTGGTTTATGACGCAGAGCCAACAGATACAGATTGGAAAAATGTAAGACAATATTACATTAGTCCAGACAAAGGAGCAATTAGTGTAAATATGCCAAGTTCTTATGGCATAAATCGTATGCAATCTAAACCAGTAAGAGGTCCAAAGGGCGCATCTGATTCATTTACCTTGTACAATACAAATGATTCACCAAATTTTTCTGATGCAATTTATGACACTAAGACATTTGTTGATTTAGCATCAAATTCAGCAATGTTTCCAGATGGTTGGGATTACACAGTTGTTGTAGATGCTGGATGGCCTATTATTCCACAGGATATCAAACAAGCAACAATGCTTATTGTAAATGACTTAAAGTGTAATAACATTCCATATATTAATTCATATATCAAAGACTATAAGAGCGATCAGTTTACATTATCATTTGCTGATGGGGTATTTAAAGATACTGGAAACCGCATTGCAGATAAAATTCTTTCTGCATATGTACGTCCAATTTATCGTTTGGGAGTATTGTAATGGCTATAAATCTATTTCAAAATAGTAGAAGCCTTTTCTTTCAAATGAATTGCGATATTTATTATGCAACCGAAACACAAGATAAATATGGAAAGATAGTAAAACAATGGCAATTTGATATGGTAGAACCATGTTCATTTTATACTTTGGGAGATAAAAGCAACAATAATAATCTTACATTTGAAGATAAACATTTTTTTAAAATGGAAACAATGCTTTTTGGAAGATTTCAATTTGATCCAAGGCAAGCAAATGATGGAACGTTTCATCCACTATCACATATTCTTGTAACAAATATTCGCGGAGCAACATGCAACACTGAAACATTTTTCATTGAAACAAACGGAGATTATGTAGGCAAACCAACCATATATGAAATAAAAACTTGTCAACCATTTATTGGACCATTTAATACTGTTGAATATTATAAAATTCAGTTAGAAAGAACTGATACTCAGGAGATGCGTGACAGTGTTTACCGTTAAATTTGATAATAAAGAAATAAATAAAATTTTGAATAATACTGTGTCATATTCTTATGGATTTCTTGAAGGTGTTGAATTAAATAGAATAGAATTTAATAGAGTTTTAAGCGGTATAACAATAGAAGCATTAAATAAATATCTTGATTCAATGGCAAGAGTAAATCCAGAAGAGTTAGCGCATGTCTATGAACCTGGGCAGTCTGGAAATGAAAAATCAAGATTATTTAACTTTTCAGCAAGAGCAACCGCTACTGTAATAAATATATCTGGAAACTTCACAATATCAAAGGGTATGCCATTAAATGGTGGATCTCCATTTGCAAATAGAGCAGAAATAATGGAGAATGGAATTGCTATTACTATTGTACCCAGAGGAAATGTTTTGACTTTTGAAAACAATGGTGAAATGGTTTTTGATGCAAATGAAATTGTAATAGAGCATCCTGGTGGAGATGCTGCTGCTGGTGGATTTGGCAAAAATGTTGCTGAATTCTTTGACACATATTTTTCTAAAAAAATACTTGCTTATGTTCTATCAAATTTAAAAAATATAGATGAATTTAGCACACACTTTGCCAGTGGAACAAAGAATGGAAGATCTGTGGGAATATCAGCAGGAAAAGCATATTTTAATGCTACAGGAGTTAAGATAGCATGAGTCTTTCAATTTTTACCCCTCCAGCCGTAACAATAAACGGATATTTATGGGATACCATTAAAAAACTTGATCCTGCCTTAGCAAAAACATATGGCAAAACTATGCCATTCTTTCCTATCAGCGATGCAGCCAGCGGTACAAGTTCTTGGGAAAATAAAGCCTATGTTATTTATGACAGAATGCTTCAACCAATAACTAGTCCATTTCCTTATATAAAGAGAGAGCATGTACACTATTCTGTAAAAGGTAATGAGCAGCAAAGTATGCAATGGAGTATGGCTATTCAAACTATTTTGGATAGAATGGATGATGCAGGAAAAGATGTTAATGAATGGAATAAAAAACAAACTAATCCAGAAAAAATATTCTTTCATAGCATAAGTACTATGCAATTTAGAAATCCTACAGAAGTTCGTGATTTCAGCAATAGACCACATTTTATCACTAATATACTTTTAGATTGTGAATATCACTATACTCAATCACTTGAGCAATATTTATCATAAAAACACTATATAATTAGTCTTGAGGAAACACCCGCCAAATATTTTAATAAGGAAAATAGAGGTGAAATAATATGGCTTATACCCGTGGTAATGCAAAGCAAATCATCGTTGGCGCTGCTGCTCTATTCATCAGCAAGTCAGCAGAATTTGACTACCTAAATGTTAGCCCAGCACTCCCAACATTCGTTGCTGGAACATCATACAAGGATACACTAGAATCAAGCAGCGTTGTTCGTAACGTTGGTTACACCACAAACGGATTGGAACTCACATTCCAGCCTGATTTTGGTGAGGTTGCAGTTGATCAAGTTCTTGACGCTGCCAAACTATACAAGCAGGGCATGAAGGTAATGCTTAAGACTTCTTTCGCAGAGGCTACACTAGACAACCTATTGGTTGCTATTGCTGCTAAGTACACAGACAAGGCTGAAAATATCAAGATGGATAGCCCACTCGCAGTAAATAACGCAAGTGGAACAAACTATGCAGACTTCCTTGATATTAACTCTGGAGCAATTGGAGAATGTCCCGTAGAGCGTGGCATCATTGCAGTTGGACCAGGAACAGGCGATTGTGCAGCAGGATCTTCAATTGAAAGAATTTATGTAGGATACCGTGCGCTATCAATTGATAACGTTACAGTAAACGCAAAGCGTGACGCAGCATCAGTATTCGATGTTAACTTCCGTTTGCTACCTGCTTCAAATGGTGCTTACGGACGTATCGTTGATCGTCTAGTACCAACATCCTGATAATATACATATAATTTAATAGAGATTGACCCCCGTTGGCTATTGCTAGCGGGGGCTTTCTCATGATATAATTTATGAACTCAGTCTAGAAAGGACTATAATGGCTACAACAGTATATGAAACAGTAAACATCGAACTTATGGATGGTACTCAAATTGAGATGCGTCCATTAAAGATTTCTTTGCTTAGAGATTTTATGAAGAAGTTTGACAAAATTGTTGAAGTCGCAAGCAACAATGTTGACTCAATGAATGTTCTTGTTGAATGCGCTATGGTTGCTATGAAGCAATATGCACCAGAACTATCAGCAGATAAAGCAAAGTTTGAAGATATTGTAGATATCAAAATGGTATATAAAATCATTGAAGTTGCCTCTGGCATCAAGTTGGACGCAGAGGGAAACGATCTGATGGCGGGTCTACCTGGAACGAACTAGATCTCGCCAAGATCGAATCAGAAATATTTTTATTGGGCAAATGGAAAGACTATAAAGATTTAGAAGATAGTCTTTCTATGCCAGAACTTACTGCAACTCTTGAAGCATCAAGAGAACTTGAGCAAAGACATAATAAATTCCTTGCTGCCATTCAAGGTGTTGATCTTGATGGTGGACAAGATGATGTTCAAAAAATTTGGGAAGATAAAAAAGCCAAGGCATTTAGTGGTGGAACTGCTGAAAATTCTGACGATATTCTTTCACTACAAGGAATTAATGCACAAAAAGAGGGTTTTGGCATTGGTCTGGGATTAGAGTATTCTAATATAACTAATTCAGATAATGAAAATCCTTGGGGCTAAATGGTATAATTTAAAAGGTGACTAATAAATGTCAGATGTAACTGCTAATATCCATATTAATGTTGACTCGTCATCTGCTGTTCAAAATTTAAAAACTCTTGAATCTCAAATAAATCAATTTCAGCGTTCAGTAGGACAAAGTAATTCTGCTGCCGCTGCAAGTCAACAGTCTTTAAACAAAGCCCTTGTCGATGGCATTAATAATACTGGTCTTTTTTCAGCAAAGATGGTTCCAGTAACAAGTAGCATTGAATCATTTACCAAGGCTTTAGATAATAATAAACTATCACTTGGTCAATATACAAGATATGCTGCTTCTCAATTGCCTGGGATGAGCAGGGTTTTCCAAAGTGAATTTGACACAATGGAAAGAGTTGCCACAGATAGAGTAAAAAAGATTCAAAGCAGATATATTGAATTAGGAAATAGTGCTAAAAGCATTCAGCAGGCAATACAGATTACACCAAATAATCTTGCTCAAGGATATGCAACAGATGTTGCAATTGCTGCACAAAAACAGCAAATGTTTAACAAACTTATTGATGATGGTTCCACTAAACTTCTAAATTGGGGTAAGAATACTCAGTGGGCTGGTCGTCAGTTGATGGTTGGTTTTACTTTACCATTGGCAGCATTTGGCACCTTGGCAGCAAAAACATTTATGGATCTTGACAAGCAAGCAAGAGATTTTAAAAGAGTATATGGTGATGCGCTAACTCCTCCAGCAGAAGTTGCCAAGAATCTTGATGCTGTAAAGGGTCTTGCATCAGAATATACTAAATATGGTATTGCTGTAAAAGATACTATGGCTGTGGCTTCAACTGCTGCTGCCGCAGGCATGAAAAATAGTGAACTTATTGCTAATACAAAAGAATCTTTAAGGCTAGCAACAATTGGTCAAATTGATTATCAGCAGGCTCTTACAACAACAATTACTTTACAAAATTCTTTTGATGTAAGCAACAAAGATTTGGGAGCCTCCGTAGATTTTATTGGCGCTGTAGCAAACCAAACAATTTTATCTGTTGATGATTTAACACAAGCAATTCCTCGTGTTGCACCAGTAATTAAAGGATTGGGAGGTAACGTAAAAGATCTTTCTGTCATGCTTGTAGCAATGAAAGAAGGTGGTGTTAGTGCAGAACAAGGTGCTAACGCATTGAAATCTGGTTTGGCTTCTTTGATTAACCCAACAAAGGCTGGATCTGCTGCATTAAGTGAATATGGAATTAATTTAGATTCAATGATTCAAAGCAATAGAGGAAATATTATGGGCCTTGTTAAAGATTTTGGTGCTGCTATATCAACATTAGATGATTTTAGTCGTCAACAGGTTCTTGAAAAAGTTTTTGGAAAGTATCAATTTGCTAGACTTGGTGCTCTTTTTGATAACATTAATGAAAAAACTGGTCAAACAGCAAATGCAATGCAGTTACTTGGAGCAAGCACTCAAGAACTTGCTACATTATCAAAGAAATCACTAGATCAAATTTCAGAATCTACTACAGCAAAATTTCAGGCATCAGTAGAAAACTTAAAAATGTCTATTGCTCCAATTGGCGAGGCATTTCTTAAAGGAATTACTCCAGTTGTTGATGTTATATCAAAGATTGCTGATGCTTTTAATAATTTGCCAGCACCAATAAAAAATGCTGTGGCAGTAATTACTGGAGTGGTTGCTGGACTAGGACCAATAATTCTTATGACAATTGGCCTTGTTGCTAACGGATTTGCAAATATTGTTAAGGGAATTCAAGTATTTAGAAAAGTTTTGGGTGGTATAAAAGGTGATTCCGATCAATTTAATTATTTAACTACTGCTGAACTTGAAGCAAAAACAGCATCAGATGCTCTTGAAGGAAGTAGCAGAAGGTTAACCGAAAGTTTGCTTTTACAAAAAGGAGCGGTAGCAGCATTAGTTGCTGAATATCAAAGATATGCGGGTGCTGCTGGAGTTGCTGCCAATGCGGGTGGCATAAGAGGAGGACGACCACCTTTACGCCGTGCTACAGGCGGTATAGTGCCAGGAAGTGGAAATGGAGACACAGTTCCAGCATTGTTGACTCCAGGAGAAATTGTTGTAAATAAACAAGCATCTCAAAGATATGCCCCTGTTCTTGCTGCAATGAATTCTGGAAAACTTTCTGGTTTTGCAAAAGGCAATTTATCTCTTCCAAATGGAGAAAATATTTCTTTTGAGCATCGTCAAAGTCAAAATATGAATGCAGTTATTTCTACTATTCAATCTGCTTTAACACAGGGTTCCCAACTTGATGCTCAAAGTCGTTTAAGGCTTGAAGAAATTTTAAGAACAGAAGTTCATCAGCAAGTAATTTCTATTGATAGACTTGTTGGAGCAGTAAGAGAAGTTATCCCATTGTCTTCTAGACCAATGAGAACAGATGTTTCTACTGGAGCATCTAAAACACCTGAAGGAAGAAGAGCACTTACTGTTGCCGCTCATCCAGAAGCAACATTAAATCCAGAAAAAGAAACAATTAGAAGACGTTTTTCTGGAAGAATTTCTGAATCACAACTTAGTGCTTTGCAAACAGAAAACATTGCACATATAGAACCTAGAAGATTGTCAAATGGAGAAAAAGACTATAGTGATCTTTCTAATTTAAAAAAAGAACTTGGTGCTACAAATAATTACCTTAATAGAATAAAAGCATCTTTAATTGCTATAGATAACCCATTAAAACAAACCATTTCTTCAGCAGAACTTGTTCAAGAAATTATGAAAAGAACAAGTTTGACAGAACAGCAAATAGTTGATGAATTGGACAAGTTAAAATTAGGAATTGCACCCGCTACAGAAGAAGCAAGAACAGTAGCGAGAACATTTGCAAAATTAGATGAAAAAGCATCTGTTGCTGCTTTAGAAATGGGTCACCTAACAACTGCATTAGCAACAAATGCTGCCAAATCATATCAAGCCGCTGCTTATAAAACAGTTGATACATCTCTTAGAAGAAGAGGTGGATATAATGCTGGCGGCATCGGCGCGGAAACCTTGGCATATTATGAAGAAAATGGAAGTCAAGTTCAACAAAACCAACTTATAGAACAAGCAGGAAATAGTCAAGGAAAATCACAAGTGCAAGCACTTAAAAAGGCAGAAGGAGTTAAGAGTCCATCAACTGAAGGTGAATATGTATCTGAAATGGTCGCAGAAGGACAACTTAAGGGTGCTGAAGAAAATATTTCAATGTCTACAGAGGCTGGAGAAATTGCTGGAAAAGCACAGGTAGAAGGGTTAAAGAAAGCAACAGATCCAGCAAAATTAGCGTACAAACAATCTCAAAGTCAGCAAAGACAAGAATTAGGTCAAATAGAAAGAATTCCTCAAACTCGTCAAAGATTAATGGATGAAGCAGTTCATGAGGCATCACTTGGTGGAGGTGATCGTAGGCAGGCAATAAAGAGTGCTAAATTAGCAGAGTTAGCAAGAACTGATGAACAAGTTCTTGAAATAATCAAAGAAGAAGATGCACAAAGAATTGCTCAAGAACACAAGGCTTCTGCTGAAAGAAGAGCGGGTAGAGCAAAGACAGATAGTAAAGTTGCTCGTAGCAGAAATGCAGAAGCAGCAGCAGATGAAAGATCAGCAGCAGTAAGAGCAATAGCGGCAGAATCAATAGCATCTGCACAATTAGGGGCACAAAATTATACCTTCAGTGCAAGAATGAGAAGGCGCATTGGTAATGCAGGGCAAAGAATATCGGGTCTAGGTTCTATGGCTGGTTCTATGGCTGTTAATCATGCGGGTAAATTAGGAGCAGGGCTAGGCATGGCATCAATGATCCCATTCATGGCTCAAGATGAAAATGGTCAGTTTATGGGCATGAATGCTAATACTCTTGGTATGGGTATGATGGGTGGGGGGATGGCTCTTGAGGGTGTATCAATGGGTA